ACGGGCTTTAATTTTGATAAAGAAATTAGCAATTATTTAGCCAATAAAATAACAACGAGGGCTATGTTTATTAAAGTTGAAAATTTATTGTATGAGAGTCCCTTAGGAGTTAAAACAAAGGCACCTAGAGCCATACAAGGAGCCACCTTAGAGTTTATAATAATTATGGGACCCTATTTTATGGCTTTACAAGATGAAATAAAAAAACAGTGGGGATTAAATAATTTTATATGCTATAGTAGTGGTATATCCAGTTCAAAATTAGCTATGTTTTTGATGAATTCCGGTTTCTTTTGGGAGGATGACGTAGGTTGTTGGGATTCATCAGTTTGCCCAGAGCTATTGGAGTTAGAAGTGTGGCTTAGTAAACAATTTGGTGCCAATAAGTTAATACTCCAATTAATGAGGGCAAACAATACTACTCATGGTTGGACACAATATGGAATTTTTTATAGGGTACCGGGAGGTAGGAAATCTGGTGACCCGTATACATCATTGTTTAATTCGGTTTTAAACGGATTGTTACATACATATATAATAACCAAACATTTAAATGTTGATATTAAATGGTGTAAAACAAATTTGAGAATGTTAGTTGCAGGTGATGATAACGCCATGAATATTAAATATAAACATTATATACCATTTCAGGAAGTTATGTTCAAACTTGGTTTTAATTCAGAAGCCTTTTATAGAGAACATATAGAGGAAGTGGAGTTTTGTTCGAGTAGAATATATGATGTAGGTGATGGTAATTATACGTTTGGACCAATGCCAGGTAAAGTTCTTAGCAAGTTTGGTGTACTTAATTCACCGCCAGCTAATATACATCCATTACAGTTAATTAAAGGAATTTGTTATGGATTATTACCCCAAGTGAGTTTTTTACCACCAATAGTAGCAATAATTGAGCACTTTAAAGAAATAAGTAAGGATTATGCTGCTGTTTTTACTAATGAAACCAAACAATTTTTAAAAAAATGTGAGTGGCAAATAAATTTTACAGATAATAGTAAATATCAAGTAGTTACACCAGGGGTATGGGTTGACTTACAACAACAATATGGTTGGACACCTGAATTGAATAAAGATCTAGAGAGGGATTTAAGAAAACATTCATCAGGTAAAATAAAATCACAAGCTTTCAATTACTTGTGTGATAGAGATACCGCTGCACCAGCCCTTAGTCACATACCCAAATTTCAAAAAACATTAATGTATTTAACTATATGTTGTTTGTTACTCTCACCTGTGTTAGGTAAAGAAGCACATAATTTTGAGCCTAATGGGGCTAATACCTATTTAAGATTAAATCAATACGTTTTACCAGGGGGTACGCCTGAATCCCATATTATACCTAGGGGTATATTTACAAAAATGAATAAAGTTCAAAAGATTACAAAAAAGACTCAAAAAGGAGCAAAT